GCGGCGGATACGAAAACATTAAAATTAATAGGATCCGTAGAGCCAGCCGGTAATTGCAAAGGGTTAAATACTAAAATCCGAAGTGCTCCCATAGGAGGAGAATCTTCAGTAGTATTCGTGGTAAGATAAGAGACAATATTTTCAAACGGGACATCAATTTCAGCAGAGTTACTGTTCGCGGCATCTAACTTTACGTTAGGATAGCCGGTCGCAGCAAACACATTTGCTAATCTATCAAGTCCTGTTCCAAAAGTATTGACTGGGTCGTAAAATGCAATCAACTTTCCACAATGAAAACGCGTTGTATTAATTACAATTCTAAAACGAAGAGTAAATTTATAAAACGCGTATAATTGCAGAAGCTGTTTGTGTATAGTGGGAAATGCTCCGAAAACATCAGGCACCACAACATTGAGTAGGTTATCGCCTACACTATTTGTGGAAGCCCACGCGCCCGTTGCCAGGCGAATAGGCTGTTTTAGAACATCTAAATGCGAGAACTCAGATTCGTCCATCGACACTGGAGGAGGAAGATCGTTAGATCCATCCAAATATCCAGTAGCTAACGGAACGACTCTTTGATCTAGAGTAGTAGATTGTTCTACCTTTGTTTGCGAAATTTCTTGCGCGGTTTCCGCGCTGTTATCTATCACAGTTGTTTCATCGGTATTCGCGAGAGAGGAATAAACGCATGCGAATCTCTCAATCCTAAAATGCGCTGTTAAGTGGACCGCTTGGATCACGGGTCTCTCTAAATAGAAAGATAGGATCACACATATCAAATATAGCATATATCGTTATTATCCATAACAATTTTATAACGATCAGGGATCACATATTTGAAATATTCTAAATGGCTTGTGTTACACCAAAAAGAAGACTTTTCATAAAAAGTCATAAAATAGGCTCATTCAAGAGCTATATATAAGGTTGGTTTTTGCAAATTTTACGAATCTACGAAAACGGCAATTCATGAAACATGGCTGTCGACCATGTCCAATTCAACAAATCTAAAGTATACTAGGGATCACCTAGGGAGTCATTTATATACTCCAATAATCTAAAATTAACTAGTCTTGCGATGATTTACATCTATGAATACATGGCAAGATCTCAGTCTAATAGTATTATTATACAGAAATGATGAAATGATAGAACGCCAGGGAAAGCCCTG